CGAATTCGGAGAACAGAATGGTAACAAGTTTGTGAACTACACCTGCCGTCTTCCCCACGCCTCCAACGAGATTGTAGCTGCTTTCATGAAGATTACACGAAGTGACGGTTCTACTGATTATGCCGTTTTGCTCCCAGAAGACTGGAAACGGCTACAAACCTACAGTGAAAGGCAAAATCGCAAATGGGATGACAACGCCCATTCGTATGTAAATGGTAGGCCTAATGACCTATATGTTGCTGATGGTGGACAGATTGATAAAGGTTTCCTTATTGCGAAGCTCATCAAGCACGCTTTCAAGACTTATCCAAAGGCTCGTATCGGTCGTGGTACTCAATTGGAGTCTCAGCAAACCGAGGATGTAGAAATTAATGATGACATCTACGGAGTTGGCGAAGTTGTAGACACCACTACAGGCGAGGTTATCCAGACCGAAGAGAATTTCGGACCAGCTGCGGATACTTCTGATGGTGTTGTTGTAAATCCTACAGAGACAGCAAGCACAGAAGGTACTGCTAATGATGATGTTTTCTAATCGTAAATTTTAAGTAACTATGAGTACAGAATTAAGTATCGTGCGCCCAGAGAATGTGCAGATGATAGCACAAAATGCACCAAAGATTTACAATGAAAACCAACAGCGTTCGGTGCGTTGCACTAATGCTGGTGCTCAACTGCTATCCGAAATAAAGGAGAAAGGTATGAGTGATGAACTCGACCAGCGTTGTGCAGCCTATCTTGAGAAATCACGCAAGACGGTTAAGTTAATGAATGAGCAGCGTTCACCTATCACGAAGATGTTTGACCAGATACGCACCGAGTTTACAGGTATGGAAAACTCTATCGACCCAACCAAGGCAGGAAACGTACCTAATCAGATACAGGCTTTTCGTAATCAGTTCGCAGCAAAGAAACGTGAGGAGGAAGAAAAGCGCAGACGTGAAGAGGCTATGAAACTGCAAAGGCAGCAGGCACTCACAAAATACGAAACAGATGTAGAAGATGATTTCAGACAGTTGTTTAGCAAGTACATCACGCAACGTATCAATGAACTAACTACACTCAACACATCACTTACACTTGAGAACTTCGATACACAGTCCGTGAAGATTGTTGACTATCCTACAACAATGCCTGCTGATTTGTTCAACCATCTTACACTCTCTGTTCTTATTCCACAGTTATTATCAACAGATGAGGCTGCTAAAATTCGCGCAAGTGTTCAATCACGCTTGCTTGCACAGTTCGACGAACAATACACTACAGAGATTGGTGACTATAAAGATACTATCGTAGATGCACTAAATTCTAAGCATGCCGAACTCGAGGGCATAGCAAAAGCCAATGCAGAGGAACAAGAACGCATGAAACAGAAACTTGCGGCAAAGGAAACTGCTGAGGCTGCACGACTTGAAGCAGAGCGTAAGCGTAAGGAAGAGGAAGCCAAGGCTGCAAAGGAAATTCAGTCGCAAGCACAGGAAGTTGGTAATCTTTTCAATTCAGCCTCCGTCTCTACCCCTGCCTATACTCCTAAGACCTCTGTAAAGAAAAAGATAGTTGCTCTTGATGCGGAAGGTATCATCAATATCGTTTCGTTCTGGTGGAGTAAAGACGGTCAGTATATGGGTGTGGATGACTTGACTAAGATGTTCAAGAAGCAAATCACAGCCGTTGAGAAGTACGCAAACGATAAAGCTAATGCAGAGTTTATCAATTCTCCACATGTTAGGTATGAGGATGAAGTAAAAGCAAAATAACCATGACAACTCATAATCCAGATGAATACTATAACCGCAGTGAGGTCTCCAACTCTGACCTCACTGCACTTAAAGAGCAGCTCTACCCACGACCTCAATATGGCGACCGTGAGGCAGCTTTCTACTTCGGTAGCATAGTAGATGCCTTAATTACAGAACCCACAAGAGTTGATTTTATCAACAAACTGGTAGATGGTGAGCCTGTAGATGAAGAAATATGGCTACATGCACGTGAAATGCAACGTGCCTTACGTGCAGAAGCACGGCATGACCCATTTCTCGCAAAGGTCTTAGAGATAGCGGACACGCAACGTTTCATGGTGAACAAGGGGCAAGAATTTGATAACGGAGGTTTCTGTTTCACTCTTGACACTCGATGCAAGTGGGACTGGTGGTTGCAGGCAGCTCACTTCGGAGGAGACCTGAAAACAACAGCAGCCTCAACGGATGCGGAATTCAACGATGCAATAGACTTCTTCGATTGGGACCGTAGCCGTGCTTGGTACATGGACATCGCACACAGTGATAATGATTTCATATACGCAATATCAAAGCAGAACAACAGAGTATTTAAGAAGTTTATAAAGCGTGGCGATGATGTATACAGCCGTGGAAGAGAAAAGTATGAGGATTTAGCATACAAATACTGGTGTTATTCATTATGAAAGAACTGAAGCATAATCTCAAAATAGAACCTTATCCATACCAGCGTGAGGGTATCTTGGTAGGAATGGAAATGAAACGTCTCTTAATCGGGGACGAGCCTGGATTAGGTAAGACTTTACAAAGCATCGGCATAGTTGATACAGCAAATGCTTATCCATGCCTTGTTATCTGTCCATCATCACTTAAGATTAACTGGCAGCGTGAGTTTGAGAAGTTTACTGACAAGAAAGCACTTGTGCTTGAAAATGCTGTACAGACAACGTGGCCATATCTCCTTAAGATGAGAATGCACCATGTAGCCATATGTAATTACGAGAGTCTGCGCAAATACTTTGTCTGGGACATCAAACAAAAAGGCTCATTCCGACTGAAAGATGTTGTATTCAACCCTGCAATAAAAATATTTCGCTCTATCATCATTGACGAAAGCCACAGGGTTAAAGATCCATCAGCACAACAGACGATTTTCACACGAGGTATAGCAGAGGGTAAGCCTTATCGCATATTGCTTTCTGGTACTCCTGTTGTCAATCGTCCAGCTGACCTCATCGCACAATTGTCTATCATGGGCAGGTTACCAGAGTTTGGAGGACGCACTCACTTCTTGCAAGAGTATGGCGGTGGAGATTTAAACAGAGAGAACAGAATCCAAGAGTCAGACGAGGTGAAAAACCTCGACAAGCTTTCTTCTGAACTATATTCTCGCTGTATGATACGTAGAGAAAAGGCAAAGGTACTCACACAGTTACCTGACAAGACACGTACCGACCTCTATGTGGATATATCCAATAGTGAGGAATATACTTGTGCAGCAGAGGATCTTGCTACTTATCTGCGTGAATATAAAGAGTGTACTGATTATGAGGTAGCTCGCAAAATGCGGATGGAAGCTCTCGTTAAATTCATGGCGCTACGTTCGATAGCAGCCAAAGGCAAGGTAAAACAAGCTATCGATTTCTGCCGCACGTTTCTTGCAAATGGAAAGCCTCTTATTCTGTTCTGCTCTCTGCATGAAATTGTAGATGAATTGAAAAAAGCATTTCCAAAGGCGGTTACAGTTACAGGGCGTGATAGCATGATGATGAAGCAGGCTGCCATTGATGCCTTCCAATCAGGACAAGCACAGCTAATCATCTGTTCTATCAAAGCTGCAGGTGTCGGTCTTACGCTCACAGCCTCATCTAACGTGGCGTTTTGTGAGTTCCCATGGACCTATTCAGACTGTTGTCAATGTGAAGACCGTGCACATCGCATCGGACAGAAAGACAATGTTACATGCTATTATCTCATTGGTCGTGGAACTATTGATCATACTCTCTATAATATCATACAAAATAAGCGGTCTGTAGCTAATCAGATAATGGCATCCACAGATGATATCCCAACAGATAAGATGTATTTCGACCAACTCACGGATATGTTTCTTAACCCCTGTTGCAATGTATAAACCAATTTTTAAATAAAATATTAAAACAATGACAAAGAACGAAATCATTTCAGAGGTTGTTTCTACAACTAACCTCACACGCTCACAAGCTATAAAAGCTTATGAGGCAATCATTAAATCTATTAAGAGTTCACTCGTTAAGGGTGAGAGTGTATCACTTCGTGGTTTTGCAACCATAAAGGTGGTTAAAACAAAGGAAAGGATATCTTACCTACATGGAAAGCAGGTTCCTATTCCAGCTTGTGCCACTGCAAGGCTTAAGCTCAGTATGGAACTTAAGAAACAAATGAATCAATAGTTTTAAGACAAAAAACTAAGGTATGAGAAATAGAACAAACATTTGGTTTGAAACAAAAGTCAGATATGATAAGACCATGGAAGATGGTCGGGACAAAAAAGTCACAGAACAGTATGTGGTAGAGGCTTTAAGTTTCTCTGAGGCAGAGAGGCGTATTACGGAGGAAATGTCACACTATGTAAGTGGTGAATTTGGAGTAAAGGCTATTAAGCTTGCTACCTATAGTGAGGCAAAACTTGCTTTCATCACATTAGATGAAAAGACTGATAAGGAAAAACGTACCCCTGTAACTTATCTTGTTCAGGCTGTAAGTCTTGACAAAGCGCGTGCTTATGTAAAGGAAGTCATGGAGAAAACTTTGATTGATTATGATGTTGTCTCTATTTCAGAGACACATTGCATTGATGTTTTTGAGCATAACAACCAGTAGTTCTATGACACTTGAAGAATTAGTAGCTGCGCAAGTAGCTACAAAGCGCAAGCGTCCTTCTGATGAGGAACACCGCATACAATCTTCTTGTGTGCGGTGGTTCAACCTCAAACATCAAAGCTTAAAAGGTAGGCTGTTTGCAGTACCAAATGGTGGCAAGCGTGATGCACGCACCGCTGCTAAGCTAAAAGAAGAAGGCGTTGTCGCTGGAGTTGCTGATTTAATACTCCTTGCTCCTAATCGTTTCTATGGTGCATTACTTATTGAAATGAAGACTGCTTCTGGAAGACAAAGTACTTCACAAAAAGAATGGGAACGAATCGTAACAGATAAAGGAGAATATAAATACGTGGTTTGTCACTCTCTTGAAGACTTTATTAATGAAGTCGATAACTACTTAAAGTATTATTTATAATTATGGGTCGTGCTATAAAACAAGGTCTTGAATATTTCCCTTTCGATATTGATTTCTTTCAAGACATCAAGATTAGAAAGCTAATACGCTATCAAGGTGGTAAAGCTATAACAGTTTATACCCTCCTACTCTGCATCATCTACCGCGATGGATATTACACCAAGTGGGATGAAGAGCTGCCATTTATTATCTCAGAGTTGTCTGGTTACGATGAACAGTATATACAAGAGGTTATTAATTGCTGCCTGACAGTTGGACTATTCGATAAACTTCTTTTTGAAAACAATCGTATTCTTACCTCTAAAGGAATTCAAGAAAGGTATATGAATATTAATAGAACTTGTAAGCGTGGTGCTAGTGTCAATGAGTTTAGTTGCCTTGAGAAAGATGCCGAAGAAGCAATAACTCATATAAGCAAAGTAAACATCATTAATAAGGAGCCTGCATCAGAAGCACTCACACTTGACGATGAGATAAACGAATTAAAGTCTGCTGATGTTTGGATTGATAATCTACAGGCACTGTATCACATGGCAGCAGAAGAGTTAAGAGCAAAGCTTGATGAATTCAAATTACAATGTATCGCTGATGGGAAAACGAGACATGAAGACCTCTCTGATGCAAAAAGACATTTTAATAACTGGTTAAGAATTGTAAGCAATGATAAAGTTAGATCCGACAGTAAATCTGGACGTAGAGGAAATATACTCAAAGCTGATGCAAAGAAAACGTATTCCGAAACGTTTTAGGCTACCTTACACAGCGGAACAAGTTTATACGATGTTATATGCTTCATGTAGAGCCGAGGTTACCACACGTATGAGGTTATTCAATGCTACTGATGAATACAAGCAGCATATATGGGACATCGCACGTTGGCTAGTGTCAAACGATAGTAAATTTGGCTTATTCTTGTCTGGAAATAAGGGTAATGGAAAAACGACTATGGTGTATGCACTTAAAGCCTTATATGCTTATGTTCACTCTGATAGTACATATACACCTGAAAATAAAATGCACGAATTACCTTACGCAGGCTTTAGAATAGTCACCGCAAAAGAGTTAGTACTACTTGCAAAGGCATATAATAACCCGATAAAGGAAAATAGCCAAGCTGTGGGGGAATACAAGTTCTTACGAAATGTGGAAGTCCTATGTATTGATGACCTTGGAGCAGAGCCACGTGAGAGTATGAACTACGGAGATATTATCACTGCTGTTACAGATATCATGATGTATCGCTATCAAGAGCAGTTCTGCACTATCTCAACATCAAACCTCTCAGCTAATGAGATCTCAGGTTATTATGATGAGCGCTTTGCAGATAGATTAAGAGAAATGGCACATATTATAAACTTTGGAAACGAAAAATCCTTTAGAAACTAAAAACTTATGAACAACGAAATTAAAAATGATTACGCCTATTGTTTTGGTGTAGCTTGTAAACTCCGTAACCAGTGCAAGAGATACTTGCCTGACCCTCCAGACGCTCCGCTGTGGTGGGTGCCTGTTGAGTATCGAGAGGAAACTAGAACATGTGTTCACTTTGAAAGTTTAGATTAATGAGTGTTAGTAAAGTCTATAATATCGATTGTGTTGAATATTTAAGATCTATACCAGATAGATTTTTTGATTTGGCAATTGTAGACCCTCCATACGGATTGCCTAAGAATAGTTCCCATGGCTGTGGCAAACTAAAAAACAGAGTCTTTAATAAATGTCGTATAGACAATTGGGATATTGCGCCAGGGAAAGATTACTTTAAAGAGTTATTTAGAGTAAGCAAGAATCAAATAATCTGGGGAGGTAACTATTTTGATCTGCCTCCAACAAGGTGTTTTATATGTTGGGATAAAATTCAACCATGGCAAAACTTTTCGCAAGTTGAATTCGCATGGACGTCTTTTAATTTACCATCAAAACTATTCAGATTCGATAATAGGACTGGTGATAAATTTCATCCAACACAAAAACCAATAGAATTATACGCTTATTTGCTAAACACTTTTGCAATAGCTGGTGACAAGATTCTTGACACTCATGTAGGTAGTGGAAGCAGTAGAATAGCTGCATATAGATTAGATTTTGACTTTTATGGTTGCGAAATAGACAAAGGTTATTTCGATGCTATGGAAGAAAGATTTAAGAAGGAGTGTCTTGGGGAGTTTAAAACAAATAACGGGAAAATTGTAAAGCAGCTTGATTTATTTACATAATAAAAAGCAAATCAATATGAAAGAAAAGAAAGATTTAGCAGAAGAGTATTTAGACAGAAAGATAAAGCAAGAACCGTTTAAATCTCTTACAAAAGGTTTTGAATACGCTTTTTCAGCAGAAGACATAAAGGCAGCTTTCAACGCGGGGCGTGAGAGCGTGGTGGAGAATATACCTGAATTGAGGTGGGAATCTTCATGGAAAGGTGTCTTTGCCCAAACCCATATTGGAAGATATTTCATTGCACTTGATGATTCATTAACAATAAATGGGGTAAAATTATATTATCCCGTTGGAAATTTTGGACCTGCTTCAGGTTATGCTAAAGAAGCAGCTAACAGGAACTACAAAACTACACTTAAATTAGCATTAGGGTTATGATTGAAACAAAGCTATCAGTTAAAGAGATAGAACGTATCATTGTTGCATACTTAGGCGGTGTTAGAACGAATATTATAGTTCCAAACCTGTCATGGGGATTTCTTAACCATGAAGCAGACCTTATAAGTATAGATAAGAATGGATATCTCACAGAAGTGGAGATTAAGCGTTCTTTTGAGGACTTTAAGGCAGACTTCAAAAAAGACAACTATCACGACACAGATGAGCGTGTTTTCCGCTTTGGCTACTTTGTTCCAAAGTCAATTCTAAAAGAGTGCATCGAATATAACAACGAACATTGCAAAGGTGTAACCTTTAATGGTAAGCCATACTCTGTATTTGGTTTCACGGATGATGGGAAAGTATATGACGAAGAAGGGCGAAGCATACATCCTGCTTTTTCTTCTTCAAGCAACCCCAGAAGTCGTAAACTATTCTTAGAAGAAAGGTTAAAAGTAGCACACCTTGGATGTATGAGGTTGTACCCACTCGGGAAAAAGAGTATAAAACGTTAATAATAATAGTTGTACAGTATGGTATCAATATCAGATATAGAGAATGGTTGGTATTATTGGGAAACGAAAATTTCTCACGCTAATAATATAGTAAGTGCAGACGATTTTATTAAGAATGAGTTGCCGCCAAATGTAGATGTCTATTTCCAAGATAAAAATTATTTGGAATTTATATTTGAAGATGGTAAGTATTATTCTGCAACCATATTCGGCAATGGTGATTTTACCCATCATCAAGCTGAATTTGAGTTTATACATTAATTAGCTATGAACGGAATAACGATAAACGATAAGCAGTACATCTTCACTGCAACAGTCGAAGATTATGGAATCCATTGCGATGAGTGTGATTTAAATAAAGATGGATACTCTCTAACCTGCGATGTTTTGTGTGAAAACTTTCATAGGTTAACACATGGACGTGGCGGGTACGGAGTGTTTAAGGAACTAAAAGTAGAAAAGTAATATGATTGTAAGAAAAATAAAAGCGTATTTCGAGAAACGCAAAGAGAGAAAGCGCATATCAAAACAATATGCGTTGGAGAAGGCATGTATAGATTATTTCAATAATTGCGTGCCACGTGTAGACGATTTTACTAAGTTAGTAGATAATGTTCCTATTGGTTGGGAAGGATTACCATTACTTGTTAAGAGTGATAAAAACTCCTACCCTTTACAAGCCGTAAAAGCATGTATTCCAGATACATGGGATGAAGTGAGATTATATTATGGGGATTATTCTTATCTATATACGCCTGAATGGATTATGCAAATAAAGGACTTCCCTTCAGAGTTATGGCTTCCTGTAGAAGATTATCCACGTCCAACATGCCCTGCGTTGCTTTTGTGCGATTACACAGGGCATTACGAGGTAGTTGAGTACGCATATAAAACATGGGTAACGGAATTGTGCTTTCCTGTAAAGCCTACACGTTACTTTGTCCTTAAATTCTTAGATGAAGATAAATAACCAAAATATAATAAAAGTAATATGAAAAGAGTAAACAAACCAAACGAAAGCGGTATTATCGAAATCGACTTTGACGGACACATTAAAGCAGGTTTCAAAATAGAGAACGGAAACATCATAGTCTTAGGTGCTATGGACGGATATGGAGTACCCATCAAAATAGAAGATTAATATGATATTTTTTATAAACCTATTAATGTTTATTCTTATTTCTCTTGCTTGCGTGTTTATGGCAAAATATGTTCCTAATGAGTACGCAAAGATAAACAAGCGGATAGACAATTTGTTTGCTAATCAACGAACGATATATAAATATTACCTGCTTTCGTTGTTGGCGCAAATGAGAAATTCTAAAACTTTAGCTATCATGCAGGAGGAATACGAATTAGCAAATAGCATACAAGAGAACATAGAAACAATAAAAAACGAAATTGAAAGATTATGAAGCGTGAGATATTATTCAGAGGAAAAGACAAAGTGACAAAAAGGTGGGTGTACGGTGACTACACCCACAACGAGGGGTTAAATACCCATTACATATCACGGAATGTCAATAACATATCCCGAAAGGTATGGGAGGTTGACCCCGACACCGTTGGGCAGTACACAGAGTTCAAGGATAAGAACGGGAAGAAAATCTTTGAGGGGGACATAATCGAAAGTAATGGTTACAAGCATCTTGTTACTTATAATGAAAAATTAGCAGGCTTCTGTGCCGTTAATGTAAAACACCCAGAAGACTTATGCGGTATTAATCAACAATGGATAAACGAATGTTGTAAAGTTGTTATAGGCAACATGATAGACAATCCCAAATTAATGAAGTAAAGCATATGAAGAAAATAATGTTTAATTCCTCTATAAATTGGAAAGCGTGCAAAGAATTTGAGGGCTTGTATGATGTTTCTAATACGGGGTTGGTTAGAAATCATAAGACAGGAAAACAATTAGCTACTCACCTTAACTCGCATGGTTATCCGGAGGTAATATTATACAAAAATAATAAAGCTTATTTAAGACGAATACATAGACTTGTTGCATTTGCTTTTGTACATAATCCTAATCCCGACAAATATGATTGTGTAAATCATAAAGATGAGAATCCTAAAAATAATAATGTTTTTAATTTAGAGTGGTGTGATAGAATGTACAACAATAATTATGGTGGGCGTACTAAAAGGGCAGCAGAATCACATAGTAAACCGATTTTGCAGTTTACCCTAAAAGGAGAATTTATTAAAAAATGGAAATCCGCCACAGAAGCGAGCAGAGTTTTGGGATTTCCGCAATCAGCTATAAATTGGTGTTGTTTAAAGAAATCAAAATACAATTCATGCAAAGGATTTTTATGGAAATATGAAAATGACTTGTCTCCCATTACATACAAGAATGGTAAAAGAATTAAGAAATTAACCAAAGAAGGAGAATTAATAAAAGAGTATCCAAACTTAACACAAGCTGCTACGATTAACAACATATCAATAACATCTATCACGAATTGCATTTATGGTAGAAGCAAATCTGCTGGTGGCTACAAATGGAAATATTGTTAATAATCATGACTAAGAAAATTCTTTTTAATGATAAGTACCTCCTGACACAGGCAGTGCTTAGTGGAACGAAGACAATGACAAGGCGGCTACTGAAAGAGGGTACACCGCTTGGTAATTGGGAGGAAACGCAAAAGAAGTTACCTTACAAGGTTGGTGAAGTCGTTGCTATAGCGCAAAGCTACAACACCATAGGTAAAACCCAATACGATAAGTTTGGGAATGGCGTTCCAGGAAATAGCAATAAGATGTTTACCCGTGCTGAACTAATGCCCCACCATATCAAGATTACTGATGTTAAGGTGGAACGCTTGCAGGATATATCAGATGAAGATTGCCTTCGTGAAGGAATTAGATATTATCATTCTTCTGATAAAAGGTGGTCTAATAATAGTGGATATGGTTATCACATACCTAAAAATGGATTGCACAAGTTTGATACTCCTTATGAAGCATTTGCTAACCTCTTTGAGAGAATAAGCGGCAAGGGCACGTGGGAGAGTAACCCACTCGTAGTAGCGTATAGTTTTGAATTAGTAGATTAAAAGTAAATGAATTATGAAAATAAAGAATGAAGCGGAACTGTTAAAAGAGTTCTGTGGGAAAGATGAATTTCACCCATTGATTGAAGCACCATTTTACAATACAATGTATAACAAAGTGTGGTGTACGAATGGGTATGTTCTCCTTGAAATTAACCCTAAAGTTCTTACAAGAAATTACCCTAAAGACGAACTCCGATTCCCCGAGTTAGAATGCCCTTGCAGGAAGAAGGTAACCATCGAAGCAATAAACAAGGCATTGGAAGAATGCCCGAAAGTTGACGAGGAAATCGTTGTAAGTGAAGAGGTAAAATGCAAGGAATGTGAAGGGTACGGAGAGGTCACTTGGGAGTATACTGATAATGACGGATGTACACATGAACTCGAAGCAGAATGCCCCATATGTTATGGCAAAGGATATATCATCCCTGAAAAAACAAAGAAGACGGGGCGGAAGGTTACTAAAGAGGACGCTATTATATCCATTGGCAATGCTCTTTTCCTTGTACGCAACGTCAACAAACTAAAATTCGCAATGGACTTTCTTAACATCAAGTCTGCAACATTGACACACAACCCCAAAGAAGGTGCTAACAAGTTTGTTCTAAACGAAGATGTATGCGTCTTCGTGGCGGCTCTATATCCTTTAGAAGAAAAGCCACATGACGCAGTAGTAGAATTAGTTGATTAGCGTATGGAGTTAATAGATGAGTCTAAGCCTATCGCACGAAAAGAACATATTTGCAACTTATGTAGCCGTAAAATTAGCAAAGGGCAAAGATACCGCAGGCAGTTTATTCGAGGTGATGGGGGTGAAATCTGGTCTTTCAAGAGCCATGAGGAATGCTGTGAATTGACATCAATTATTGATTCTAGCGACTACTACGAGGGATTTGACTGCGATGTGTTCGAAGAAGCGATAACAAATTATGTTCAAGAATATCATCAAGGCACAGAAGACGCTATAAATGTTGCTCTTCAAAACAGAAACTATTACGGTTTAGCTAAGATGATATTAGCTGAGCTTAAAGAAAAAGGAATTAAACATATTAAGCTGATTGATTAGCGTATGTACGAATTAATGAAACCTACAGATATATCATTGCCTACAAGACCTTTCTACATCAAGAAATCTTATCTCGATGATTTCTGTGAAGTGAAAAGGAAAGGCAAGTTACGTGCAGGGTCAACGCCCTACGCAAGTAAGAGGAAAAAGAAACGTAAGAAGTAAATAGTATGAAAGTAGAATTGACAGATTTACAATTGTCTTCCGTGCGCTATATAAAAGTTGATGCAGATGTACGCTACTGGGAAGACGCAGAGGTAAATGGAGAGGACGATATAGATTTTTACGAAAGCAAAGGAGTTGGTACTCCGAAGATACCATGCGCCGTGAAAGTCAAAGCAAAACCAACAAGCTGCATCTATAGTGACCATTACCGATGGCAACCCATTATTTACGTCAATACGGGAAACATTGTGAATTGGGAAAAAGGAGTTAAGGCTATTGTCCATTATAAGGTGTGCGATGGCGGAAAGTATTCTTTGCTTGACAAAAATAAGAAGGAGATTATCTCTGTAGATAGTTATGTTCCCGAAGTTCTTTGCCCAAAAGAAGAGGGATATGGCGATTACATTATAATGACCGTTGACAAAGATGGTTTTATAAAAGATTGGCATTGTAGTAAGAATGACCTAATAGCAATAATCGAAAACGGATTTCAATAAATAAAATAATTATGAAAGTAGAATTACAATGCGGTGATACAATCACCATTCCTGAGGGTTGCAAGGCAACCATTAAGGACGGGAGTGTGGTATTTGAGAAAGAAGAGAAAGAGGAAGCAAAAACACAAGATTTTAAGGATGGAGATGTGCTAACCTCATTGTTTGATAATAAGGTAGTCTTTATATTCAAAGAAGACGAATTGAAACAAAAAGATAATACTAACGGCTATTATGTATGCCATATATATGTAAGCAGTTCGATTGGCTATACTATTGAGGTACCCACAGAAGATAGCTTGTCTTTCTGTGGGCATAAAGATGAGGTGCGTCTTGCCACCAACAAAGAAAAGCAATTCCTCTTCGATAAGATGAAAGAAAGAGGCTTACAGTGGAACGCCGAGGAGAAGCGAGTAGAGAGTATAAGGTGGAGAGCGAAGAGAAGTGAGGAATATCATTTCATGAATACCGATTTAACTACGGTTATATCTATTGACTTAGATGACGATGTTGATACGAACCGTCATAGTGCCTTCAACTATTTTCGTACTAAAGAATATACCGCCGAAGCTGCAAAGCGTGTGAAAGAAACTTTGCGAAAGTACCACGAGGAGATAGGAGAATAAGCGATGGACATTAAAGACATCAAAATCGGTGACAAGTTATGCGTACGCCATGACGGGTTCCCAATGACAGTCGTGGGGCTTAATTCCTCCCTTGATGATCTGAACAACGGAACTGTTTACCTTGACTTCGAGGAAAACGAGGGCGACATGTGGGAAGAAGAAGCAAAGAACCTCATGCCCTATAAAAGCAAGGCTTAAATACTAAAACTAAAGATCACAATAAATAATAATAAGATAGATTATGCAAACAACAGTATTGAAAGAAGTGATTGCGTTCCTATTTGGGCGCAAGTATTATGCTAACATAGTAGCAACAAAAGGAACAGACAAGACAGAAA